AAGGCGCGGCGCAAGTCGCCAACAGTCCGCAATCGCGTCGCACTAAGGACGCTGCTGACGTGCTGGCGCGCATGCGCGACCGTCTGGAACAGTCGTTGTCGGCGTACAGTGACTCGAGAGACAGCGAACTGGACGATCTGCGCTTTATGGCAGGCTCGCCCGACAACCGTTGGCAGTGGCCGCAAGAAGTGCTTGCCACACGCGGCGCGGTGCAGGGTCAGACGATCAACGCGCGGCCATGCTTGACGATCAACAAGCTGCCGCAGCATGTGCGTCAGGTCACAAACGATCAGCGCCAAAACCGCCCGTCGGGCAAGGTCATCCCGGTCGACGATCAGGCGGACGTTGAGGTTGCAGAGGTATTGAACGGTGTGGTGCGCCACATTGAGTACATGTCAGACGCTGACGTCGTGTACGACACGGCGTGCGACAACCAAGTGACCTACGGCGAAGGGTATTTCCGCATTTTGACGGAATACTGCGACGAGACGAGTTTTGATCAAGACCTTCGCCTGCAGCGCATCCGTAATTCTTTTAGCGTCTACATGGATCCGCACATTCAAGACCCGTGCGGATCGGACGCTGAGTATTGCTTTATTACCGAAGACATGCCGAAAGACGAGTTTGCGCGTTTGTTTCCCGACGCCGAACCGATTTCGTCTATCTCAACGCGCGGCGTAGGCGACGAACAGCTCTCGCAGTGGATTTTGGAAGACTCAGTGCGTATTGCTGAGTATTTCTACGCGGTTTACGACAAAGCCACGCTGCATTTGTACCCCAACAACCAGACTGCTTACGCCGGATCACCCGAAGCGCGGCAGATGGAGATGATGGGCGTGCGTCCGCTGCGCATCCGTGAGGTCGAGATCCGCAAAATTAAGTGGATGAAGACCAACGGCTACGAAATTCTTGAGGAACAAGACTGGCCGGGCAAATGGATTCCGGTTATTCGCGTTATCGGCAACGAATTTGAGGTCGATGGACGCATTTACATCTCGGGTTTGGTCAGAAACGCCAAAGATGCCCAGAGAATGTACAACTATTGGGTGTCGCAAGAGGCTGAAATGCTCGCGCTGGCGCCAAAAGCGCCATTTATTGGCTACGGCGGTCAGTTTGAGGGCTACGAGCACCAGTGGAAGACCGCTAACACGACAAATTGGCCGTATTTGGAGGTCAATCCCGACGTTACCGACGGTCAAGGCGCGGTTTTGCCGCTTCCACAGCGCGCGCAGCCGCCGTTGGCCCAAACGGGGCTTATTCAGGCCAAAATGGGCGCCTCGGACGACATTAAATCGACCACTGGGTACTACGATTCTAGCCTCGGAGAGACGTCAAACGAGCGCTCCGGGCGGGCCATCTTGGCGCGTGAACGGCAAGGCGACACAGGTTCATATCACTACGTTGACAACTTAGCTCGCGCTATACGCTACGGGACGCGCCAACTTATCGACTTGATCCCGAAAATTTACGACACCCAACGCATCGCGCGCATCATTGGCATCGACGGCGAGACGTCGACGGTGCGCATCGACCCGACGCAGGAAGAGGCCGTGCGCCAGGTCGTCAACGAGGCGGGTATTGTGATCGAGAAGATCTACAACCCGTCGGTGGGTAAGTATGACGTTGCGGTCACGACGGGCCCGTCGTACCTGACCAAGCGCCAGGAAGCGATGGACGCCATGTCGCAAATCCTGCAGGCCAATCCTGAGCTGTGGAACGTGGCTGGCGACCTGTTTGTCAAGAACATGGACTGGCCGGGCGCTCAAGAGATCGCCAAGCGCCTGCAGAAAACGATCGAGCCGCGCATCCTCGAGGACGAAGAGGATCCAGCGCTGCAGGCCGTCAAGATGGAGAACGACGCGCTCAAGCAGCAGATGCAAGAGATGCGCGTGATGCTCGACAGCGTGCAGAAGTCCATCGACGAGCGCGAAGTGCGCGTCAAGGAATACGACGCCGAAACCAAACGCATCAGCGCGGTGCAAGCCGGACTCAACGAAGAGCAAATTCAAGACATTATCATGGGCACACTTTCGGCTATGATGGCGACAGGCGACCTGGCGCCAGCCGGAGTTCCACGTGAAACTCCGCAAATTGGTGAGGGAATGGTATGAAACCGGCTGATTTTGTAGGTTTGCTGTTTCTTGCGCGGGATGTAACGCATAGCGTTCATCTCAACACCCGTTCCTACGCTAAACACAAAGCGCTTGGTAAGTTTTACGAAAGCATTGTTGATTTAGCCGATAGTTTTGCTGAAGCTTACCAAGGTCGGCATGGGCTAATCGGCCCTATCTCGCTTCAGTCGGCTAAAAAGACTAGCAACGTCGTTGAGTTCTTGCAGGACCAGTTGGCCGAGATTGAGGCTAACCGTTACAAGTTCTGCGACAAGGAAGAGACGGCGATTCAGAACATTATTGACGAGATTGTCTCGCTGTACCTGTCCACTTTGTACAAACTCCGCTTCTTGGCTTGAGGTAACGACATGGAACTTCTTAATCCCCTTGCTGACAGTCTGTTCCCAGCCAGAACTGCGGCCTACACGGGCACTGCTGGTTCAACCGCTACTTGGGACCCCGGCCCGCAAGGCGTTGTGGTGTGGTGTTCGTCTGATGCGTACGTGGCAGTTGGCGTTGGCGTTACCGCTACGACCAGCAGCACGCCGGTTCCGGCTAACACCCCGATTCCGTTTTTGGTTCCCGCTGGCACGGGCGCTCCGTGGCGTGTAAGCGCCATTCAGGTGTCCGCTGGCGGCACGGTCTACGCAAAGCCGATCAACCAGAACTAAGCCGATGGCCCGTTATTACGGTAGTCCGTTACGCAACAGCCTAGGCATTGGTTTAGGCGGCGTCGTTTCTTTAAAAAGCAAAAGCGGCGCAGGCGGCGGTGGCGGTGGACAACCATACACCCGTGCTGAGACTTTTCTTTCTAGCACCACATGGACTGCTCCCTTAAGCACAACCAGCGTCAATTATTTGGTTATTGCTGGTGGTGGAAGCGGCGGTACTGGTGGGCTAAGTGATGACGGAACGTATGAATATGGCGCAGGTGGCGGTGGTGGCGGCGCAGGTGGCTATCGCGTTGGAACTGGGTTGGCAGTTACCGGCGGAACAACTTACACCGTAACCGTTGGTGGCGGCGGCAGCGCAAGATTTTCAGGGTATCAACAGGGCTCAAACGGTAGCAATTCCGTTTTTTCGTCTATTACTTCAACAGGTGGCGGCGGTGGCGGCGGCGGCAGTAGTAATGGTTTAACTGGCGGCTCCGGCGGTGGTGGTGGCGCTTCGTACATTTACGATATACCCAACAATCAGTTTCTTTCAGTTTCAAATTACAGCGGAGCGGGTGGCTCATCTGGTCAAGGCAATAGTGGAGGAAATGGGACTAACTATGCCGGAGGCGGTGGCGGCGGTGGCGCAGGCGAAACCGGAAATACAGATGGAAACGGTCAGGGCGGAGACGGCCTTGCATCTACGATAAGCGGAACATCCGTAACTCGCGCCGGTGGCGGCGGTGGCAGTTCAAGTGGCGGCGATGGCGGTGGTGGCGGCAATAGTCAAAATGCAACTGCGAACACCGGAGGTGGTGGTGGCGGTGCAACTTATAACGGCTCATCCGGCGCAGGCGGTTCAGGCATCGTTATTATTTCGTACGAAGGCTCGGGGTCGGTTGTTAGGTTTACCACTAGTAGCCCGTTCACACCTACCAATAACGTCACCGTTGATTATCTAATCGTCGCTGGCGGCGGTGGTGGCGCGTATACGCTTGATGGCGGAATATATATCTTGATGGGCGGCGGTGGCGGCGCTGGTGGTTATGTTGTCGGCACCGGAATGGCGTTGACGGGTGGAGTGAACTACCCTGTCGTTGTTGGCGCAGGCGGCGGCCCTGAAAAAACCGTTGAATATTTGAAACCTGCTGAAAACGGCAGTAACAGTTCGTTTAATGGAATAACTGCCATTGGCGGTGGTGGCGGCGCTCGGGGAATTTTTTACGCGAGTTCTAACCAAGGTATTGCTGGTGGTTCCGGTGGCGGATCGTCCGCTGGTTATCAAGGAAGCGGATATTCTCAAGGTAGTGGCGGCGCAGGAACAACCGGCCAAGGATACGCGGGTGGAGGTAGTTCAATCTCCGCGTACGACAACGGTTATGCCGGAGGTGGCGGCGGTGCAGCCGAGGCTGGTAACACAGATGGCGGTGGCGCCGGTGGAGATGGCGTTGCGTCAAGCATCACCGGAACATCTGTAACCTATGCAGGCGGCGGTGGCGGATACGCGAACGGGTACACCACAAATGATGGTGGACTTGGCGGCGGCGGAAACGGCGGAAGGGGCACAAGCCCGAGCGGCGGCCGGGCGGCGTCAAATGGAACTGCCAACACTGGCGGTGGCGGCGGTGGCGGCGGCACCAATGGCGGCTCTGGCGTAGTTGTGTTGAAGTTTGTCTGATATGAAATTAAAGACATATCAATTAGTTGGCATCGAAACTGCGATGGCATTGCTTCGTCCGGGTGCAAAGTGGGAAATCACTAACGGGGAATTCACTCGATGGGAAGACCCGCGCCCATGCCCAAGCATCAAAGAAGTATTTGAAACAATCGAAAAAATTAAGAAATTTGAAGACTCAATAAACACCATCTTGTTGCCAGAGCAGCAGCAAGATAAAAACGCTTATTACGCGCAAATTGAATCCGCGTATACCGCTTAATTTGAGGAATAATCATGGCTCATTTTGCAGAACTTGATGAAAACAACGTCGTCTTAAGAGTGATCGTTGTAAGCAACGCAGACACCGCAGATGCGAACGGCGTTGAAAAAGAATACATTGGCGCGGCGTTTTGCGAGCGATTGTTAGGCGGACGCTGGGTTCAAACCAGTTACAACGGAAATTTCCGTAAAAATTATGCTGGTGTTGGGCATGTTTACGATGAAAGACTTGATGCGTTCATTGAGCCAAAACCAGAGCATCTGCCGTCTCATGTGCTAGATGAGTCTATTGGGCGTTGGGTTCCGCCTGTGCCAAAGCCGGATGACGGCAAAAACTATGCGTGGAATGAAAAAGACTTGAAATGGGTTGAAGTGCCGGACGTTCCTCGTGCGCCTCTGACTAGCGAGGGCTAATTATGGCCGCCGACAAAAAGATTTCTGCGTTACCGTTAGGCTCTCCAGCGCAGGCTACTGACGAAACGGTTATTGCTCGTTCTGGGGCAAACTACAAACTAACTCTTTCCGACATTTCAACTTTTGTCGGGGCGGGCGACGTGGTTGGCCCTGCATCCTCTGCCGACAACGCGATTGCGCGATATGACGGCACGACGGGCAAACTTCTGCAAAACAGCGGCGTCTATGTCAGCGATGCCAACAAGGTGTCGATCGGCAACGCGACCCCTGTTGCTCTGACCGCCACGATCACCCCGCAGGTGCAGTCGCTAGGTGCCAACATTGGCGCGTCGGCGTACATGGTTGCTCGGTATTCTGCTGATGCCGGCCAGACTTGGTACTACACGGCTAAATCGCGCAACACGACGATTGGATCGCACACCGTACTGCAAGACAACGACGGCCTCGGCGGCATTGCAATGTTCGGCAGCGACGGCACGACCTTCGTTGCTGGTGCTGAGATATTTGGTGAGGTTGACGGTACGCCGGGTTCCGGCTCAATGCCCTCTGCGATTGTGTTCCGCGTCAACGGCGTCGAGAAGTTCCGCATCGCGAACAGCGGCTTACTGACTGACGACAAGGGCAACATTCGCGCTGTACCGCAATCAGGCGCAGCCAAGACGGGTTCGTACTCGCTGGCGACGACCGATGTCGGCACCTATATCCATGTCGGCTCTGGCGGCTCGGTGACGATCCCTGACGCGACATTCGCTGCTGGCGACATTGTCTCTGTGTTCAACAATACCTCGGGCAACATCACGATTACTTGCACGATTACGACTGCGTACATCGCGGGAACGGATACGGACAAGTCAAGCGTGACGCTGGCGACACGAGGCGTGGCGACGATTCTGTTTATCAGCAGCACGGTCTGCGTGATCTCGGGGAACGTGACCTGATATGTCTGGTATTCAGCAAATACTGCTGGCTGCTAAGGGTGCGGCTGCTGCTACGCCGACCGTTGAGTACCTTGTCGTCGCTGGTGGCGGCGGTGGTGGTGGCGGAAGGTATCAATACGTTGTTGGCCCACCAGAGGAAGAGTTCTATATATCTGGCGGTGGCGGCGGGGCAGGCGGATATCGAACTGCGACAGGGTTTGCTGTTACCGCTGGTTCTGCAATCACCGTAACTATTGGTGCTGGTGGCAGCGGGTCACTCTCATCTTCCGGCGCAGATGGGTCAAATTCTGTTTTTTCAACGATTACCTCGACCGGCGGCGGTGGCGGCGGCGGCACAACTTCTGGAACTTCTGTCAATGGGCGTTCTGGCGGTTCTGGTGGAGGCGGGAGCTCTGGATATTATTATTACGACGGAAGTTACATTGATATTTATGACGGAATGGGCGGCACGGGGACATCCGGCCAAGGATTTAATGGCAGCGGGGGCGCACTTTACGCAAATCCCGGTGGTGGTGGCGGCGCTGGAGAAACTGGCGGAACAGACGGAACTGGCGCTGGTGGAGATGGATTAAGTTCATCTATTGATGGCACAGCGACATTCCGCGCTGGTGGTGGCGGTGGGGGCGGCGGCGGTTCTGGCGGCGATGGCGGCGGCGGAAGTGGCGGCTCGTCAGCAACTGCAAATACCGGAGGTGGTGGCGGTGGTGAAAACGGCATTGGCGGCGGGGTTGGAAACGGCGCTTCTGGCATCGTCATCATCCGCTATTCGGACGCATATCCAGCAGCCGTATCTACAACCGGCTCACCGACAATAACCGTCTCCGGCGGCTATCGTATTTACAAATGGACGGGCAGCGGCTCGATCACGTTTTGAGGATTTGGCATGACGACTATTAAAATCTCTCAATTAACTCCCGTTACTGCGCCGGTTCTGGCTGGCAGCCTTGTGCCTATCGTGCAAAGCGGCGCGACCGTCAAGGCAACCATTGAGCAGATTCGTCCGTTTGTGAGCGTGACGGATTACGGCGCCAAGGGCGACGACTCAACCGATAACACTGCTTTTATTCAGGCGGCGATTGACGCGCTGACCACAGGCGGTACGCTGTACTTTCCGACCGGCACGTATCGCAGCGGTGCGCTGACTGTTGGCAACGCAAACATCACATTTGAGATGGCCGATAACGCCGTTCTCAAGTTCCCGACGTTGGGTTCTGGCGTGACAGCAATTACGGTCAACGCCAACAACTTCGGCATCACGGGCGGCAAACTGCAAGGCCCAGCGCCTTCGGTCTACGTGATGAACGAGCGCGGCATCTACATGGCAGGTACGTCTACTTCCGTCCGCAAGAGTGGGCTGGAGTTGCGTAACGTCGAGATCACGCAGTTTGGCCGTGCAGGCGTGTCGTGCAAGTTTGTGGACAACATTTTGCTGACCGAGTGCTATATCCACTACTGCGGTTATGCCGGTGCAGAGTTTCTGTCCTGCAACAACGGCGTGGCTACTAAGAACCGTATTTTGAACATTACACCGGGCACGACCGGAAACATGTACGGCATCACGCTGACCCACGATTCGACCGGCTACAACACCGATCCAAACGCGGGCACTAAACTCGCCGCTAATCCGTTCTGCTGGAACTGGTACGTCGGCCAAAACTACGTGGCCTATAACGCGTGGGAGCCGATTGACTGCCACGGCGGTTACGAAATCACCATCGACAGCAACCACGTTTATGCCAGTTACGGCGGCATCGCGCTCTGCTCAAGCAGTGGCGCTGCGGCTGGATATGCGGGCTACGACAACGCGGTTATCAACAACATCGTAGATGCGCGTAACCCTGACGGCACGGCCTCGGGCTACGAGAACGACAACTACGGTATCAACCTGAACGGTGGCTCAACGCTTAACCACAAGAACGTGGTTTGCACGGGTAATATCGTGATCAGTCACGGTATTTTGGGTAACACCAACTCGGGTGCTATCCAAGCGGTGTATGTGCAGAACGCCAACATTTCGAACAACATCGTTCAGAAGTGGGGCGGTTCGTGCATTATCGGCACGGCCAGTTCGTCTATGGTCATTAGCGGCAACACCTTCCTTGAGTTGGGCGGTGCGGCGGCTGGCGCTGAAAACGCCATTATGATTGAGACGACTTCGGCGCTCGGTAACACGTTTACGATTACCAACAACAGTATGCAGGCTAACGGCGGCACGGCTGGGCTAGTGGGCGTTCGCGCTCCGCAGTTGACCACGTTGCCGTACTTTGCAGGTAACGATTTTGCTGCGGCGACCTCTAGTGGGTACGTTGTACCAAACGACTTTTTGGTCAGCGACATTGCATCCCCCATCTACCGCGTTACGGTAAACAACGCAGGAGGTGGAGCGGCTGTCAATGTGGATGTGGCCGCACTGTCTCGATACCCCAACTTTCGTATCGACATTACGTCAAGCAATGCGGCGTCTGAAATCTCTAATTTTACGAATGGTGTCTACGGCCAAGTCGTTTATATCCACTCGCCTAACTCGACGGCGTTCGTCTTAAACACGACGGCTAAGCGACTGTCGGGTGGCGCTTCATACACCATGACCCAATGGGACACCTGCACCTTGCTTCAAACTGGCGATGCAAGCGGCGTAGGCGGAGTTTATTGGACTGAATTGGGCCGATCAGTGAACGCATAAAGTTGCGCACTGGTAAGCCATACAGTATTGTTAATCCGTACTGGTGCGGTTCACCAGGTTTCCGTAAGGAAGTGTTATGACGGACGAAAACCAAGTCCCTGAAGTTGTAGCGGAAGTATCCGCGCCGGAACCGGAGGCTACGGCTGCCCCGGAACCCGAAGTTGTTGCGGAAACGCAATCGCCGGAAGAAAAGCCTGCCAAATCGTTCTCTCAAGAAGAGCTGGACGCAATGGTCGGCAAGAGGCTTGCACGGGAACGTCGCAAGTGGGAGCGAGAGCAAGCGTTAAAGGCCCAGCCAGCAGCTGAGTCGGCGCCCTTGCCGAGCAAGGACTTGGATCCAGATGCGTATGCCGAGGCTTTGGCCGAACGCAAAGCAGCTGAGCTCCTCGCCCGACGCGAAGCAGAGCGCGAGCGTATGGCTCTTGTGGAGGCCTATCACGAACGTGAAGAAGCCGTGCGGGACAAATACGACGACTTTGAGAAGGTCGCGTACAACCCGTCACTGCCGATTACGCCCGTGATGGCTGAGACGATTCAGGCGTCGGACGTAGGGCCAGAGCTGGCTTATTACCTGGGCTCAAACCCCCGCGAAGCCGATCGTATTTCCCGTTTGTCGCCGTACCTTCAGGCTAAGGAAATCGGCAAGATAGAGGCTAAATTGGCTGACAATCCTGTACCGATTAAGAAAACTACTAGCGCCCCCGCGCCAATCAAGCCGGTAACGGCTAGAGGCGTCGGCTCTGGTTCTTATGAAACGACTGACCCCCGCTCGGTTACGGCCATGAGCACGTCAGAGTGGATTGAGGCCGAGCGCCGCCGCCAGATTAAGCAGTGGGAAGCGCGTCAACGTCGCTAACAATTTTTAGGAGACACTTTCGTGGCTAATACACTTCTTACTATTGACATGATTACGCGGAAAGCTCTCGAGATCCTCGAGAACAACCTCGTAATCACCCGCAACGTCAACCGCCAGTACGACAACAGCTACGCCGTCGAGGGCGCCAAGATCGGCACCACGCTGCGTATCCGTCTGCCGGATCGCGCCCTTGTGACCGACGGTGCCGCCCTGCAAGTTCAGGACGACAACGAGCAGTTCACGACCCTTACCGTTGCTTCGCAGAAGCACATCGGCGTCAACTTCACGACCGCCGAAATGACGATGCAGTTGGACGACTTCGCCGAGCGCGTGCTTAAGCCGCGTATCAGCCAGTTGGCCGCCAGCATCGACGCGGACGTCGCCAACAGCTTCAACAACGTCTACCAGTCGGTCGGTACGCCGGGCACCACGCCGGGCACCACGGCCGTTCTGTTGGCCGCCCAGCAGAAGCTCAACGAAGCCGCCGCTGTCATGTCCCCGCGCTATGTCACCGTGAACCCGGCCGCTAACGCCGCGCTCATCGAGGGCATGAAGGGCTTGTTCAACCCGGTCAGCACCATTTCGGCGCAGTTCAAGAACGGCATGTTTGGCGAAGGCATCCTGGGTTTTAACGAGCTCAACATGTCGCAGTCGATCAAGCAGTTCACGACCGGCAGCCGTTCTGGCGCTCACACCGTCACCACGACCGTTACGGCTCAGGGCACTTCGACCATTGCCATCACCGGCACTGGCACGCAGACCTTGAAGAAGGGCGACGTGTTTACGATTGCTAACGTCTACGCTGTCAACCCGCAGACCCGCGAATCGACTGGCTCGCTCCAGCAGTTCGTGGTAACGGCGGACGTGGCGGCTTCGGGCGGCGCGTACGCGTCTGTCTCGATCAGCCCGGCGATCTACACCTCAAGCGTTGCCCTTGCCACTGTGGACTCGTTCCCGCAGTCTGGCGCGGCGATCACGTTCTTGGGTGGCGCGTCGACCCAGTACCCGCAGAACCTTGTGTACCACCGCGATGCGATTGCCTTCGCCACGGCTGACTTGCTCATGCCGCAGGGCGTTGACATGGCTTCGCGCCAGGTTCACAACGGCATCTCCATGCGCGTTGTTCGTCAGTACGACATTAACAACGACCGTATGCCGTGCCGTATCGACGTGCTGTATGGCTACTCGGTGATCCGTCCGCAGATGGCTGTCCGCCTCTGGGGCT